GCCGCCATTCTAGCCCACGGATTACATCACGTCCTATCCCAGTTTTCTTGGAAATCTCGGTTATCCTTGCGCCCTGAGATAAAAGAAACAACGCCAACGCTGCCTTGTGGGGAGCGTAATGCTCGACGTTATTACGGGAGAGAGACTTCGCACGTTCGCGCACTTCAAGGAACCACTCGCTCTTGTCAGGGCGGTCGTCGTAATAGTTCTCTTTGAACTTCTCTAGTTTTTCGTCACTCATTTTGGTTGGTGCTAGGATTTAACCCTATTTCCCTCCCAATTCCAAGCCTTCTTTTTCTTCAAACTCTTTAACTGCTCTTTGCAATTCAACGGAAAACTCAGGATCGCTTGACGTTTGATGAATTAACGCTTCCATTCCTTCTCTTGTTGCAAACATTCGGTTAAAAGTTTTGACATAAACATCATTCATATCCCCAGCCAAAGAACCCTTAGCAAGTGCAGACCTTAAACCATATCGTTCGCTTCCTGTTGCAAGCATTGCTGCTAAATAACGATTACTTCCATAGGAAAGAATTGGAGTAACTGGAACAACAAAAGTTGCTCTGGAAGGAGTTCCTAATATTCTAGCATTAGCTTTTGCTTGTTTAACATTAGTTATTTTAGCTCCTTGCCAAACCTTAGCAAAATCATAAAGGCGTTGCGCTCCTTCTTTACCAAGAACAACTTCCATCTTTTTAGCTAGAAGTGAGTCGCCTTCGTTGTAATCAGCTAAAAATTTTGTCGTATCAAAATTACGCAAAGGGGTGTAAGGAGCCGCAATAGCCGGAGTACCGCCTGGATACTTGTCTAATAGATTTCGATAAAAATCTCCCTTAAACAAATTTCTTGCCTCCGGCGATGATTGGCTAAGCCTTTTCATTGCTAGGCTTACTTCTGCGGGGCTTTTGCTTGAGAATATGGATTGAGAAAGCAAGTCAGGGTCAATGTTTTCAAAGTTACCTTTGGATGCTTGTTTAAAAACCGCAGACGTAACTAGTTTTTTTTCTTCTTGTTGAAGAACATCTCTTTTGATTATTCCGTTAGCTATCTTGTCCCTAGCGTCTTTACTAAGGGCAGAAGATAATTCATTCAAATCAGTAAGAGTCATCTCTGGCACGTTTGCAGACTTCAAAACTCTTAGCTTATCGTTAATGCTATCCAGTCCTCTTGCTGCCGCTGCTGCTTTATTGCCATACAGTGAATCAAGTATTCCTTGGTCGTAATCAAGAAAAACAACTCCTTTTTTGCTACCCATTCCAAGATCGTTAAGATATTGAAGCTGCATCATTCCTTGGAGCTTATTGGTAATACCTGCTTGTGCTGGATCATCTAGCTCAAGTTGTTTGGTAGCTTGAAGAATCCTATTGATTGTAAAAGGTTCTTTCATTACAGAGCTTACAATATCTCTAGGAGTTGTTGCTTGTTCTCCCACAACTTCTTTTAAGACCCTACCAAGAGCATTCCCCTCAAAAGCTATTCTTTCTTTAACTAAATTAGTCGCTTTTTCAAATTCATCTCCAAGATTGCTAATAGTTCCATCTGGATTTATTGCATTAAAATTACTATAAATTCCTCTCCTCAATTTAGAAAGTTCAGAAGAAACCTTAGCCCCTAGAGCATCTTTTGTTGTTCCGCCAACAGCATTGTCAGGGCGAGCATCGTTAAATGCTTTAATGTAATCATCAAAATTTTCAAAATTTAAGTCTCCTCTTTTTTTGATTGATTCAATTTGAGCTAATAGGTCATTTGATTTTGCAATATCTTTCTCTCCAGCAATTCTTTTTTCAATACTAGAAATCTTTTTTTGATCTGCTATTAGTAACTTTAGTCTATTTTCGACTCCATTAGTTGCTGACTCATCAAAAGCTTTTTTAGGATTTACGTCTTTTTTAATTTTTGATACCAAATCAAGTAAGTATTCTGCTCTAATATTAAATTTAGCATTTTGAGCTACATTTTTCAATACATCATATTGTTCGGTTGTTGATTTAATTGCTTGTGCTTCCGCAGCTTCAATACTAGTTCTCAGAATGCCACCAAGATCATCTACGTTTGTTTTTGCTCTTGGCTTAAGTATTCTCTTAACCGTATCATCAATAAGCAAGGCACTTGTGTTGTTAGCTCTTGCTATTTCTCTTGTAAACGCATCCTGCCTTGCTTTTTGATTTGCTGCAACAACGCTAAAATCATTAGCAGTCTTAGGAACTGTTGCCAAAAAGTCGTCAAAAAGAGCGCGAACACTTTCTTGTGTTTTTCTTTTCCTACCAGCAATAATAGACCCAGGAAATAATCCAGATAAATCTTCACCAGCAGCTAATCCTTGTGGTCCAAATTGTGCGCCAGCAGGAACGGCAGAAGAATCTAATCCAAGCCTTTCTGCCGATCCTTGGAATTGTTCTAAAAATTCATTCTGAAATTTGCTTGGGATTCTATTGGCAATCATTGCGGATGGGACTACATCCACTCCCAATCCAAGTGCCGTCCCAATACCTGCTTGCAATCCACGCCGACTAACATCCTCTCCAAATTGTTGAGGCATCTTAAGTGCTGCCCGTGTTATGGCATCAGCAGCAGTCCCAAGCCCTGCTTCCACTCCTCCAGCTACAAGAGTTGCGGTAACTGGGCTTCTTGTTCCTATTGCAGTTGCTATTCCAGCAGCAGCGGAACCCAAAGCGGTTGGGACTTCAACAGCAGCACTACCAAGCGTTCCAGCAACACCTTTGTCAAGTGTTGTAAAACTTGTGCCATCTGGGTTTTTTATCAAATACTCAGTCTGCCCACCAATATCAATCGGTGCAATATTTGCATTTGGATAGGTTCTTTTGAGATACTCAAGCTCTCCTTCAGGAGTCGGCAATGCTCCAACGCCAGCCCGAACGCCAGCAGGAAGTTGTTCCGCAGCCATGCCGCCTTCGCTGACTGGAGCCTTGTAGATTTGAGCAACAAGCTCACGCTGCCTTTCTTTTGTTGGAGGATTAGGATCATTGGAGATTGTCACGCCTCCTATTGGCGAGTATGCACCAAATCCTGTTTTTTCAAGCTCTCTAGTAAGTTTGCCAATTCGTTCTAGTTCTGGCTTGGCTTCTTGCTCTTGAAGTGAGGTGTATTGAGTTTGAAGGAACTCTTCACGCTCCTTCATCACTCTGATTTTATTGAGTGAGTCCTGAAGTTTTTCTTGATTTCCCGAAGATTTAGCTTCACGGAAATTCTGAGCAATAATTTGATTGGCCTTGTTGATCTTTAGGAACTCAGCCTCAATGTCAGCCTTTTGTTTGGTTATTTCACTCATTCTATTCCTAGTTCCTTGTAGATGTCTTGTGACCCACTACCTGTTTGTTGCTCTGATTTAGGCATCCTTGTCTTAATTTCTCCCTTTTCATCGAGATACTCAGATGGCGCATTTGCCATCGCCTCGTTAAACTGAGCTTTTGTAATTTCTCCTTTTTCTAATTTTTGTTTAAGTACCCGTTCAGAACCGTAAATTACATCATGCTGAAGATTCTTCAACCTAACAAGCTCTCTTTTGAATGATTCTGGGCTTTGTGCGTTTTTTAGCGATGTTGCAGAATCTCTCATTAAACCAGTATCTTTATCCGACACGTTACCAAGAGAAGCTCCAGTAGGATTATTGTTTCTCATGGCTTGAAGGTTCTCAAGCGTAAGAGTTGCAATTACGCGGTCAATTATTTCTTTGTTTTCTGCTTGGGGAGTCGCGGGTATTTGTTCAGCAACAATACGACCTACCGCTCCAGAAACTCCAGGAGCCATAGATTGCGTCCGGTTCTCAAGAAGATTAAGGTCTTGAGTAAGAGCCATCGCCTTGTCAATCTTGCTATCTACTGCTTTTTGTTGTTGATCAGCTTTTGCACCAACTCCAGCACCTTGAACCACTTTAATTCCACCTTTCCCATCTGATTCAATAGTCATTCCTTGTGGCAAGGAGCCAGTATTAAAGTCGGTAACATTAAACGTGCCATCGGGATTCAAGGCTCCACTAGGGCGAACTCCAAGAGCTATAAGCTCGCTAAGTCTCTCCATCGTAATGGTTACTGGCTCTTTTACTTTTCCCTTATCTGTAATGTAGCGAGGTTGAAGGACAGCTTGATTAGCTGCTCTTATTGCAGGTAAGTCACTGTTGTCGCCGCTTGGACTTCCAAGCAAAGGATTAGTCCCCATGTTTGCCGCAGATTCAATCTGACTTGGCGAAAGGAATGGAGCAGGACGAGAAACATTAAGGTTTGTGGGGAAGCCACTACTTTGGGTGTTGCCTGTTAAACTATTTGCATAATCAATCGCGGCAGAAACATTCTCCTCCGGTAAAAATGCGCCAGGAGTGGTAAAATTGCCAAGATCATCAGAAAAAGTAGAACTACCAGACCAAACCTCTGGTGGAAGCCCTTCTCCAAAAGCGGCTAAGTCAAAAATTGGAAGTTTTGTTTTAGGGTCATAATCTAAGCCATCATTACCTTCAAGAACATAGAGATCACCTTTATCTGTTTTCTCTAATCTAGACCCCGTAAAACCAAATGGTTCTGGCATTGGAGGAGCATTTCTAGCGTTAATTTGCGCTCTTTGAATTGCATCAGCTTGTCTAGCATCAAATCGTCCAAAGACATTAGGAATCATACCCTTGCCTTCATCTAGCAATGCTGCTTTCTCAATAGGACTAAGACTAGGATCATTGTAAGCCTCTAGGAATGGACGTAAGGTTTCTTCTGCGCCAGTAATCCCGTAAGAACCACCGAGCGTTATTGCAGCTTCAATAGCTTTAGCCGACGCTTTGTTGTAAGCATCCACTTTCTTTTGTTCTTTCTTAGCTTCTCCAAAGTCTTTAATTGCCCCGCCAATACTAGCCCCAAGGTCTGATATTCCTTGCGCTTGCGTAGCAGCAGCATTAGCAAACCCGCTGTAATCTTGTTTAAATGACTCAGGGTTGATCCCCGAACCTAGCATCTGTCCTCTTCCGTAAGTCGCCATATTGTTAAGTTGTTAAGGTGTTGGTTTGAAAAATTTAAAAGCTGAACCAGCAATATCACCAACCAGTTTCATTTGCGCCGCGC